GGTCGAAAATTCTCCGGGGGAGAGTTTTTTGAGGCTTTTTATGGGGGCATTAGCAGGGTTTACCACCTTATTTGTGCAGAAATCGCCTTTTCGCTCGTAATACGGTTCTCCTCCAACGCTAGATGGTTGGGCTGGCCATCTACAAATACCTCCACCCTGTTAGTGTCCCTATAAAAAGCCTCAAAAGATGAGGTAAAGGAGACTTAAAATGCCAAAAAGAGAGCCAAAACCCCTCCAAAAGCGTTCCAAACGCAGGCTAATGAGCCGGGAAGAGAGGGAGAAGCATTGTATCAATCTGGCATACGACCTCGTAGAGCAACGGTTAGAAGACGGAACTGCTACCGCAGCAGAGACCGTACACTTTCTAAAGCTTGGTTCTACTCGAGAATTACTCGAAAGAGAACTAATGGAGAAGAAGAAGGAACTGGATGACGCTAAGACTGAGATGTACAACGCAAACGTTTCAAGTGAAGAGCGAATGTTAGAAGCGATGAAAGCATTTCGTGAATACAGTGGTAATCCAGACAGCAATGACTATGACGAATATTAAGAGATATTCCAAAATGGTTCAGTTAGAGACATTCAAAGAGCGATTCGACTACCTCTATATAGGCGGAGCTGTAGGTGAATCCACGTTTGACTGTCATAGATACCTGAATCAGATATTTTACAACTCTAATCGTTGGAAGAGACTTCGTAACCAGATAATTATTAGAGATGAGGGCTGTGATCTTGGTATTCCCGGAAGGGAGATAAATGATAGAAGGCTTATCCGAATCCATCACATAGACCCTATAACAATTGAAGATATTCGCGACAATACACCAAAGCTGACAGACCCAGATAACCTGATTACCTGTCTCTATCAGACACATCAGGCTATTCACTATACAGGTTGGAACGGCTGCATTCAAGATATTGTCGAACGAACACCAGGGGACACCTGCCCGTGGAGGTAACATGTCAGATAGTATATTAGATTCAGTCAAGGATAAGGTTGGCGGAGGCGCTATACATGAACACTTTGACGGAGAGCTTATCGACTACATAAATTCTATCTTCGTAATTCTTAGACAGAACGGTATAGGTCCTGAGAACGGTTTCATCATATCTGACGCAAACGCAACATGGTCTGACTTTTTAGGCGACAATTTACAGATGCAGAGCAGTGTCCAGTCTTATGTTGCCATGAAGGTTCGTTTGCGTTTCGATCCACCCACCAGCACGGCTGTTAGTCAGGCGTTAAAGGAAGAGGCAGCTGAAGACTTATGGCGTCTCGGCGTTAACTACGAAGTGGATTGCTGAGACTGGCTTATATTATGTAGAAAGGAGGCCGACGTGGATAAGATACCGTGGGACATTATAGTCACAATCATTTGTACGCTCTTTGCATCAAGCGGATTCTGGACATGGGTTATGTCAAAACAGAAAGACAATAGCGCAGAACGTAGAATGATACTGGGGCTTGGGTTTGCTAAGATCTGTGAACGATGTACGTTTTACATTACTCGTGGTTACATAACCAGAGACGAATACACAGATCTCAAGAAGTATCTGTACGAACCATACCGCGATCTTGGTGGTAATGGAACGTGCGAACGGTTAATGCAGGAAGTCGACAAACTTCCAATTAAACAGGATTAAGGAGGAGAAGTATCATGAATGAGATTCTAACAAATCTAATCGTTGCAGTTCTTTGTGGTTTTATCGCATGGCTGGTGAAGACCACGATACCCTACATCAAAGCCAAGCTTCAGTCTACCCAGTATTCATGGGCAGCGGAGATTATTGAGTATACAGTACGGGCCTATGAACAGATGACAGACGGTCCGGGACAGGGTGATGAAAAATTCCGACTCGTTATGGAACAGGTTCAAAAAGAACTGTCAAAATACGGAATCACACTTACAAATACTCAGATTGCAACTCTGATCGAAGCAGCCGTTCAGGCTATGAATGCCGAGCAGCTTGTTATTACAGCTGATGAGCCGACAGAAGGTGAGTATCCGGATGAGGAAGAGTAACCAGGAAGTTTGCGCCAAAATGATCACCGGTGTCGAGACTGGCGGTCAGGTTTATGGTACTGGACGATGGGCTGACGTTAAGAAACCAGAGATTGGACTTGAGGTTACCTTGACACTAGGGGCCTATCAGTTTTATGGTAATGAGGGACGGCAGCTCTTACAGATGATTTTTGATTGGGTCGATGCACACAACTTAAAACTCAATAACTATGCTAATCTCCGGAGATTTTTAGATGTCGATTGGGTTCAGACTCAATTGGTCCCGGGTAAAATAGACCAATACCTGATTGGCGATCTTATTTCGTCTGACATCGGTCGTCAAATGCAGACTGAATTATTCTGCAATATTCAGTTACCTGCCTACATCAAGCGTGCCGAAGAGTTTGGTGTTCACGACGACGCTGCTCAAATGATGTGGGTCGAGATTGAACACGTAGGCGGAACAAAAGCTGCCAAACGAATTTTCAAACGCTGTAACGGTGACTACTCTTTGGATAAGATTATGTGGTCTTTGAAGGAAGACCAGGCTGATCATTCTTCAGAGAATCAGGCTGGAGATAAGCTTTACTGGTCACGTCATACGTTCTGTAGAGACTGCATTGAGAAGTACGCCGATCTGGATACAGACACAGTGTATATACGAGTGGAGGGATGATATGAAAAAGTTTCTTAACACGTTGTTAGCGTTGTTCCTTGCAATGCTCATGATGTTTGTTTCTATTCCGTGCTACAGAGGATTCTCAAGACCGCGAACATATTCAAACAAAGTTGGAAGCATTTACAGAGTAGGAAATGGTAGAGGGGCAAATAGGTCACAGCGATGGTAATAGTAGGAAGTGCAAGACACGATGAGAATTTTTGTTACTCTGACGGCCGAGCAGGCGACCAGATTGGAAGTGAAGTAGAGACCCAGGAATGGTATCCACATCCAAAAGGTTGGCGTGTTCTTCGGTGCCGGGATTCAGTGAAAGCCGAGAAGATCGCCGCAAACATGCAGTATGCATGTGACAACCCCTGCATTGGCTACGACCAAAACGAGAATTATTCTCTCTGGGACGTCGTAAAGCATCTTGGTTTTGACTGCCGTTTAGTCGATACAAACTGCGAGACTGACTGTGCTCGACTCGTTCGGGTATGCTGTGCTTATGCCGGGATCATGGCTGAGGATTTCTATACAGGAAACGAAGCTTATTACCTGCTCGAAACGGGTGAGTTTGATGAGATTCCTCTTGCGGCAACTAACCCGGATTTGCTTCGTAGAGGTGACATCCTTGTCACCAAAACGAAGGGACACACTGTCATTGTTGTACAGCAGAGCAATCAGCAGGCTGTCGAAGATGATTTCGATGGCGCTTACATAAAAGTTTATGGAGGAGAAATCAAAATGGCAGAAACATATAAAGTAGGAACTATCCGACTGGGTTCTGAAGGTAACGATGTGCTTCTTGTCCAGACAATCCTTAAGGGACGAGGATTCAAGGGCGCTGACGGAAAACCACTCGACCTCGACAAACAGGCCGGTCCGAACACAATGTTTGCAATTAAGTCATACATAGAAGATCGGGCAAAGCACGGCGCTGATCTCGGCGGAACCGATGCTTGGGGTCCACTATGTTGGGCTGATCAGGGACTCGCCAAAGCCTAAGGAGACATTATGCTAAGCAATACTGCAACTCCGAAATACTATGGGCGTTTTAGAGATGCGGTCAGGCGAGGCGAGATTCCAGTATGTCTTGAGATTTCCATGGAAATGAACAGGATCGACCATCTGATAGACGATCCTCGTTATTACTACGATGACTTAGCAGTCGAGGGGTGGATTAAATACTGCGAACGTGAGTTGACACTCACCGATGGTAGAGATCTTGTACTCCTCGACTCTTTTAAGTTATGGGGCGAACAATTGTTCGGATGGTATTACTTCTCGGAACGAAGCGTATACGACCCAGAGCTACATAAGTTTGTAAAGCAGAGAGTTAAGCGGAGACTGGTTTTAAAGCAGTATCTGATAGTGGCTCGTGGTGCGGCGAAGTCTATGTATGGAAGTACGATACAGAGTTTTGTACTTAACATAGACCCGACTACGACGCATCAGATTACTACTGCGCCTACCATGAAGCAGGCTGAGGAGATTATGTCTCCGATAAGAACATCGATACTCCGAGCGAGAGGTCCACTCTTCCAGTTCCTTACTGAGGGCTCATTACAGAACACAACTGGCAATCGACTTCTCAGAAAGAAGTTGGCATCTACCAAGGACGGCATTGAAAACTTCATAACCGGTTCTCTGTTGGAAACGAAGCCTCTGTCCATTGACAAACTTCAGGGTCTGAGAATCAAGTGCGCGACAATCGACGAGTGGCTGTCGGGTACACTTCGTGAAGATCCGGTAAGCGCGATAGAGCAGGGTGCCGCTAAGGGTGGTGTAGATGATTATATGATTATCGCTACCAGCTCAGAAGGTACTGTTCGAAACTCTTCTGGCGATGACATCAAAATGGAATTGATGTCTATTCTTAAGGGCGAGTATTATGCACCACACATCAGCATTTGGTATTACCGATTAGACGACATAAAAGAAGTCGGCAATCCAGCTATGTGGCTTAAGGCGAACCCCAACCTCGGTAAGACTGTAACGTATGAGGCTTATCAGAGAGACGTTGAGCGAGCTGAGAAAGCGCCAGCCGCCCGTAATGACATACTGGCTAAGAGGTTTGGTATCCCCATGGAGGGATACACATACTTCTTTACTTATGAAGAGACTAAGGCTCATAGGAGAAGAAGCTTCTGGAACATGCCTTGTTCTCTTGGTCTCGACCTATCGCAGGGCGATGACTTTTGTGCTGCGACATTTTTGTTTCCTCTTTCACGAGGATATTTTGGAATAAAAGTTCGAAGTTACATTTCTTCAAGAACTTTCGATAAACTACCAAGCTCCATGCATGAAAAGTATGAACGATTCATGAAGGAAGGAAGTCTTGTTGTACTCGATGGTACCGTACTTGACATGATGCAGGTATATGACGACCTTGAAGAGTTCATCGATGAATCCAAGTACGATGTGTGCTGTCTTGGTTATGACCCGTACAATGCCGCAGAGTTTATTCAACGGTGGATTACAGAAAACAGTGACTTTGGCGTGGTCAAAGTTCCTCAGGGTGTTAAGACCGAGTCTGTACCCTTGGGTGAATTGAAAGACTTATCCGAAGACAGGATGCTCTTGTTCGATGAAGAACTCATGTCTTTCTGTATGGGTAACTGCATTGTCATCGAAGATACGAATGGTAATCGAAAGCTGTTGAAGAAACGTTACGACGAAAAAATCGATAACGTTGCCGCTATGATGGATGCATACGTGGCATATAAACTGAATAAGGAGTCGTTCGAATGAAAGTAAGGGCATACAACTTAGATAAATTCGGACTCTCTAAAGAATTCAATGTTTTATGTATTACAGGTCTAAGTGGTTCTGGCAAAACCACACTTGCTAAACAATTTTCTGATTTAGGTTTTACCGTATTTAATCTCGATGATTTTTATGGAAATGAGTATTATTCAGATGAGGAAATTGTTGCTTATATACAAAAAATTGCAGAGAATCTAAGGGGTAGTGGTCATGGTGTAATCGTTGAGGGAATACAGATATATGATAGGTTTTTATTTAAAGGATATCCCTTGGTTATTATTAACGAACCAATAATAGAATGCATAAAACGAAAGAGTAGATTAAAATTCGGGCGAATAAATCGCCTGTTTTTTATTATTAAACATATGCCGTGGTACATAGCCGAGTATTTACAACTTAAGCTATACGAGAAATATGAATCTTAGGAGGAAAAGCTATGCAAAATCAAAATGGGGGTTTTCCTCTTATTAGACATGATGACTACCTCATAATTGACGGCGCCATCATGTCATATGATACAGCAACGAACTATCTCGCTCATTACGGAAC